ATTGATTTGGTTTGCCTGTGGTGGATTTTGTTGTGATATGAGCATACTCGGCCCTACTCAATCTAGTCATGGGTATGTCTGTGGTTTCTGAATTGACAGTTTCTCTTATGAATACATCAAGAACATCTATTGGCGCTGTCGCGTTAGTGCTGTCAACATTATATGTTTTGGTATCCTTCACCATGGAAACTGTTTTTTCAGTTATGGTCCACTGATTAAGGCCTCTGTTTGCCCACTCTGCCAACATAAGATTTAAACTTCTATTGGCAGATTTAAGATCATAGCCAGTACGCAGTTCCAAACCACAGCGTTCAAAAGCCTCTTCGACATAATCAGCTACGTCTAGTTCAAAATCTTTACTGCCTGATGTTGCCATTAATCTTCTTCAACTCCATCACTGTATAAATTATCGAAAGTTATATTTGGATCCATATAACTTTCGTGTCCCTCTGCTGTGTGTACCCATTGACTAGGAGAAAAGTCTGGTGCTCCTTCTCCTACTCGCCACAAAGCTGGATTTGTAGCTCTCACTCTGTTGTTAGGTAGAGCGACAAAATTACCAGTGTACTCACCAGCGTCAGTTAAATATAACACATGTGACTGTTTATGTTGAGCCGGATCGTCTGCGATACTGTTTTCTGTATAGTCAACAGTGAACATGTATTTACCGGTATAAAACTCACCGCCAATTTTGCAAATCCAGGGTGAAGAGCTCACTCTATCTAAAACTACCACAGAATGATCGTGAGCTAAACAATCCCAGGGTTGAGCTAAGTGATCCTCCATTGGTTTCGGCCAGTTTTCTAAGGGAATATCAGCTACGAGGGCCTGTATTGGCATCCTAGCCCACATAGCTCCGCCATGCACGTTTTCGTCTGGATACCCTTCAAAATCAGTTTCACAGCCTGTAAAAACCACTTGAAAAGACAAAGATCTGTCAGGAATTGTGTTTACTGCAAAAGCTAAAGCATGAAGATACTCTCCATGATACTTTTGGTGATTTGCGGTAAATTCTTTACGGACCCAGCATTTAAACTGAGGAATGTTTGAGATTAAATACGCCACTTAATTTAACTCCTATGTAATTATTTATTTGCCGTACAAGCCTCCGCCTTTGGCCATACCTTTAGTGTTTTTCATACCACCACCTTTAGCCATGCCTTTAGTGCCCTTCATAGCGCCACCTCTTGCCATGCCTTTAGTACCTTTCATAGCGCCGCCTTTAGCCATACCCTTAGTACCTTTCAACATTGGAGTTGAGCCAGCTGCTCTTGTGCCTTGGCCCATCAACGCTGACATGACTGATTTAGGCATATTACTCATACCAGGATTTGCTGCCATTTCTGCTCTAGCTGCGCCGCCCATGGCCATATATTTAGTACCTTTCATGGCACCACCTTTAGCCATACCTTTAGTGCCTTTCATGGCACCGCCTTTGGCCATACCTTTAGTTCTCTTCATTGCACCGCCTCCAGCTCTATATTTAGTTCGTTTCATAGTTATCTCCTTCCGTATAAACCCATGTTACCTTTTGATCTTATCATACCACCCTTAGCAGCAAAAGTTTTAACGTTTGTGGGTTTGCCACCTACTCCTTGCGGCTTGGCTCTTTTTCTTCTGACAGCTGATTTGATTTGCGATTTACTCATGCGCCTAGCTTTGGCTGCGGGCACACATTTTGGATACTTCCTTTTTCTATCTGCTTTCAATTTGGTTCTACCACACTTAGCAAAACCACCTCCTTTTTTTGGCGCTCCTATGTCAACCCAGTCTTGTTGGAACCATTTAGTAAGTCCGCCGCTAGTCTTTGCCATGTTGTTTTCTTATCTGTTGTTTACCTTTTTTAAATATATTAGCTATGCTAGTTTTGCCCATAACTTTAGCTCTTTGTTCACCCACAGTTAATATTTGTATTTTGCGAGCAAAAGGTTTTTTTATCCTTTTTACTTTGTTGACAGTTGCATTAGCATCTTTCATGGTAGCAAATTTTATACTTACTGTGTCTTTAGGATTTTCGTCCGTGTAAAGTCTTCGGCCAGACCCTTTTGGTTTTTTACCTGTGCCAACTTTAGGATCTCTTTTCTTTTTCATTTCTTTTTATATTTAGGGCTTTTACGTTTTGTACCATCTGCTCTTTTAATCAGACCTCTAGCCTTTGCGCTTGCCCTTTCACTAAAACCTAGTTTTTTGCCCTGTTTTATTTTTTTTTTAATAGTGCTTACTTTTGCAACCATTAGACTCTAGGCACCTTAGTTTTTTTACGTTTGCTATCCAACATTGCTCCACAACCTCGGCCTTGGACCATCATAACTGGGCCGCCCTGGCGCATAAAACCCATTTTATTTCTAACCTTTTTAGGGAGTTTAGGCAGTCCTTTATTATCAGCGGGTATAGGCTTGAGGCTTTTCATTTCACCTCCTTCTGCTTTTTTAGCGCCTTTATACTTACCGCCCATCCTTTTGTACTCTTGGACCATATAAGCATTTGCATAAGCAGATGGATAAACATCAAACTTAGCTTTTGCTTTGGCTTTTGCTCTTGCGTAAATACTTGGGTTAGCTACGTTAGCTGGAGTTTTTGATTTAGCACTACCGCCTTTTTTCATTTTTATAGACTCTAGCGTTTTTGCTTGGCCCGCGTGTGTTTTGCTTGCTTTTTTTAGTTGTCTTACAACTTTATTTATTTTTTCTTTTGCCATAATAATTTACCAATTTTTGCAAGACCAATAACCAGCTGTAAATACATCTTTCTTTTTCTCTACTGCATCACAGTTGTGTCTTGCTCTAAAACTTTTTCTACGTTTTGGCTGGTCCTTTTTGATAGACAAATTAGGATCTCCATAACGCACTATTTTAACTTGATCGCCTTTTTTGGCCAAAACTGCAAACTTTTTGTTTTTACCAGGAGTTCTTTTTTGTTTGTTATATCCTGGAAAAGACTCCCCGCGGTAGGTCAATCTACCGCTTGGAGTTCTTGTGACGTCTTTAATAGTCGCCATCTAGTAGTTTTTAGTCAAAACCAAAATTATGGAATAGGCGTCGCCATTGCTATGACCCACTGTTGTGAAGTCAATATCACCGGTAACTCCAGAGCCCGCATTGTTAGGAATACCTGTAAATAAATCGTAATATTCGTCGCCGGTGCTGTCAGCCGGTAAAGGTATTGCTAAAACATTAGTGGTAGCGTCAAATTCAATATCAACACCCATGCCACGACATGCCCAATATATTCTTGAAATAGAAACCGACGTACAGGTTTTACCCGCGCTATTGGTGGCTAACGCTGATACGTCAACCTTTTTAACAGAGGCTTCGCCTGTGCCATCGCTTTCATTTGTAAATTTCAAGATTGCGGTTTTTTCGCCATCTTGTATGGTTTGACTGGTTACTGTATCAGCCATATATCACTCCTTACAGTTCAGTGTTAGCTGTACGTTCTTTGCTTGCGCCAATGTAATCGACTGTCAAAGTTTTTGCAGCAGCTGCACCATTTTGTATTCCAAACGAAAGAGCTAACTCTTCGTCATCTGGAGCATTAGTGCTAACAACTGTGCCAGCTAGAACATTATTTTGGAAGACATGAAACTTCTGATCTTTAGGATCGTAAACGAAACCAAGTGTCATAAAAGTATCGTCGGCCAAAGAGTTAGGCAAAGTTAACGTTGACTGTGTGCTGTCTTTTTCAACGATGAAACTGATAGTAGCAGCCCCATCCGATTTTAAAAAGAAAATACCATCTGTAACATCTAACGGAGTAGTATCTGTTAGTTGTAATCCAGCCACAATATCAGTCTGTGTAGCATCATTAGTTTTAAATCTAATGTTAAATGCTAACTGTTTGCCAGACTCGTACTTGTAACCTTCTTTTACAAGTTGGAAAAAGTCATGGTCATTGTCACCAGCTGCGTTGGTTACTAAAAGTAAACCACCATCGCCGTCAGCTAATGCTTCCGTTGCCGATCCAGTGCCATCTTCTGTTGTTGTAATAGTCCAATCGGACGCTAGGTAAGTATCAAAGTCATTAAAATAAGTGTGATACTTATGGGGTGCTGGAGCTTTAAATTTACCTAGTGTTGAATCAGCTCCAACATTGGTAACTCCAGAAGTAAAGTGTGTAGTCATAATCAGCCTCCTTATAAATAGCCATTGCGGGCACCATGCCCGCAACAATTAGTTCTACATTATTTATGATACTACTAGGCTATTTCCTTGGCAACAATGAGGTCTTGTCTTGACGACAAATACTCTAGTTGCGCTAGAGTGCTAGTCATGCTTGTGTGATGTATGGCAGTGCCGCCGGCATTTTGCCAAGCATTACAATTTGATTTTTTATCATCTACTAAAACGTGTCCCGGCTGTGCAAAAACAGATTTGTGTTTGCCTTTCAAAGTGCCAGTGACTACTACGTGAGGATCTACGTATCTTTTGATCCAAGCCATTTTGTCAGCTATAACCAAAGATCTATTGATCTCTCCGGTTGCTGTTAGAATCTCCCAAGGTAATCCAGTATTTTTCACAAAAGCCACAAGATCTAACATGCCTGGCATGACTGGCAAGTTTCTAAAAAGTCTTTTGTTAATATACTCAGCTTTTTTATTGTCATAGTGATCTTCATCCTGTAAAGGCCCGTTGATGTAATCTGGACCTTCTACCCCCGTGACAAAATCTGCCAGAACGCCATCCATGTCTAAATATATTTTATTCATTCTACTCTATCGTGTATTGGTACCGGTCCTAAGCCATAAACATTGCCAAGATCTTCACCCATCAACTCTCTGCATTTGTCACCAAACCTAGAGTCTGTGCTGTAAGCAAAGTTACCACCAAAAGATGTGTTCTTGTCTAATTTAGACTCCGGCACCAATCTTAAAGAACATCCAAAATTAAACTTTTGTTTGATTATTTTAGCTGCTGGATAGTCCTCACAAGGCTCAAAAGGACCTCTAATATCTGTTATTGTGAAACCTTTTTTTGTAGCAGACTCACCATTTATGGTGCAATCTTCTCCCTCGCGTCCATATACTTCAACAATTATTCCCATTACGCCGCCTCCGTTACGACAAATTTCCAGCTGGCATATGGTTCATAGAACAAGCCAGCCTCTTTCATA